TTTGATCAATGCCATTGCTGGCTTTCATTGGCATTTCTGCCCATTTTCAAACTATTGATCAAAAAAGTTTTGCCACCCTTTTGTTGTGCTCCACTATATTTCCTTTTTGAGAAAATCAAAATTAAAGATCCAATGCATCCTCATCTGTATAGTCTGGTTTATCTTTTGGTTTGAATTGATCCATCCACTCTTTGTATACAGTGAGACCGCCATCAAATCACTGATCAAAGATATTGGCCTTAAAACCCTGCCCCTCAACCAAGAGTTGGTATAATCTCACAATTGTCTCTGTATAGAGTGCCAAAAACATATCCAAAAGGTATGGTTTTTCTACAAAATCAATGGCATACTCATACACCACTGGTTTCATCTCAATGGCATTGATGGCCAATAATGCCTCTTGCATCATGCCGTTTGTCATCCACTTGCCATTGTTGCCTTTGGCCCAATCAATGTTGTGTTTCTCACACTCTGCTCTCAAATCTGCCTGCAAATACATTGATGGCTTTGCCTCTGATGGCTGGATCTCAATGAAAACCGCTTTTTTTGGTTTCTTTGCAATTCCTGCCCACACACCAAAGAAGTATGTGCAACCCTGCATATCATACTCTGGTTTGATGCTTTCCTCGTTCGAGAGTTGGCCCTTAAATTTCCAATCAACAATGATGGTTTCACCATTCTCATCCTCAAAAATACAGTCAACAATGATCTTGCAAGGCAAATCAAGGATTTCACCATTGAGATCAGTGATATCAAGAGTCCTGTTGTACTCTGATGATATAAATTTCCAATTCATGATCTTTGGGTACACCTGTTGAAACCAATTGATGATGCCCATTTCTATCTTTTCCATGATGCTATCAATTGATCACTCCTTGCCGTACTGGATGAAATCATCCAATTTGGCATCCTTTTCCTTGTGTTTGAGTATGAGGGCCTTGATCTCAACCTCAAGATCATCCAACACCTTTTGTGCCTTTTCTCTCTCTGCCACATCTGTTGGGATGATAGGATCAACCACCTCTGCCTGCTTTGCATAGTCATCAACCTTGAGGGCAACATCTGAATACCCACCAAACTCAATCATGGTTTTTGAGTTCCAAAAATCGTCTGGTTTCTTGTTTTTGGCAATGTACTCATCCTTTGCATAGTCCTGTGCAATCTTGATGATCTTTTCAAACAGTAGTTTTTGGTTGGTGTCCCACAATTTCTTGTTGTTGTCCAAGTCACTGTAAAACATTTCAATACCATGATGGCATGATTTTCCAACGGCTGTTGCAATGAAAATGTTATTGTCCCACTGATAATTGATGTAATGTTTCAAAAACAGTGCCTCATTGTTTCTCAACTCCTTGATGGATGAAAAAGAAAGGTACTCAATTCATGAGGCCTGCAAACTTTTTCTGATCTCTTGGCTCTTTGTAGTTTCGGACATAGTAAAAAAGTGATAAAAAATAAAAATTATTTGGTTTCTGGTGTAGCTGGTACAACTGGTTTTTTCATGGCATTTGATATCTTGGTGATCAATTCATCTGCCTGCTCAACTGTGAGATCCTTTGGCTCCTCAACATTATAGTATTTTTTAAATGTTGCCTTTCGCTTTTTCTCACTGTCCTCAAAATTCCATCCATTATGCTCTGCATACTTTTTCCATGATGATTGTACCTCCTTTACTTTTGGTGCTGGTAGTCTGGTGACTTCATCATCAACCACATCCTCATCTGTGAGACTCTTTTCCATCTCTGCAATGGTTTCATCTGCAATCTGGCCCATTGCCTCACCAATTGGTATCTCTGGTGTCTCTGGTGCCACTGTTGCTGGCACTTCCGTTGCTGGTGTCTCTGTTTTGGTTGCCTCTGGTGCTGGCTCTGGCTTTTTCTCATCCTCAACCACAACCACCTCAATATTGGCAAGATCACTTTCTCTGTTGTGTGTGATCTCCTCTGCAAGATATGGTAATCCTCCAAGTTCTCATGGAAAACATAATCTGAAACCCTGCCCAATCACAACCTTTTTGATCATAAACTCTGGCATCTCTGCCCAATTTTTTACCATCTTTTTTGTTTTGCTGAATTTATCAAAGTATGTTTTTGTAAACTCTGCCACTGATGCCTCCCATTTAAATGCCCTTTTCCAATCCTTTCTGTACACTGTGAGTTTGGCACCTGTCACCTTGCCACTCTCATCTTTGATGGCCTCAACCTCCCAACCATCCAAGAGGCCTGTTCCGTTGGCCTTGTCAATGTACACTTGGTATCAAGTGATGATTGAAAAATTGTCACCATACCCGACTGCATATATTTCCCTCTTGAAAGGGTTGAGATTGTTTGCCTTTGCAACCTGCAAAAACAAATTCTGCTGTTTCTCTGTGATTGTGGCATCCAATCAAAAGAGATACTTTCTCAATGTTTCCTCATCCACTGGCGTTTGTGGTGTTGCCACCTGTATATCCTTTTTCATGGTATTGAAAAGATAAAAAATAAAATGTGATGTGATCACCTGCAAAGTATATTTATTTTACAGTATATTGCAAGTATTTTTATATATTTTTTATAGTATACGGCCACAAAAGAAAAAACCCACCCTGTTTGAATAGAGTGGGAAAAATCAATATAAGTGTAATTGCTGGCAAGTTAACGGCAAATAAGAAAATGCCCATTTCATGCCATCCGTGATGGTATAAGCAAAGTTTGTGGCAAAATAAGCAAATAAGAAATGCCTACTTTTTCGGTTGGATCCTTGCCCAAAATCTTGCAAATCACGCCTCAATCAATTCCTTTGTTTCTTGCTCTGTGAGTGGTTGATCACCTGTGTGATCAGAAAAGAGAGGTACAAATCAAGTTTCTTTGATTGCATCCTGCATCACTTTTGTGTATTTGCTGGCCATAGGTTTTTTTGGTTTGGTAAATAATGAATTTCTGTAATCCTCAAATGTTGCAAAGTCTTTGTAAAATGTCTTTGCCACATCAACCTTTCTTGATCTGCTCTTGCCATCCCAAAGTATGCCCTTGAGTGATCATGCGTGTGTGAGATCTGCATGCCTCAAAACATTCTCAACTGGTACGGCATATTTCTGGGCAAGTTCCTGCACAAGCTGTGCCACAACTTTCCTCTGTGCATCTGTGAAACCTCCATCTGCAAGAGGGCCAATGATTTCAATGCCTATGGCATACATGTTGATGTTGGTTTTTCCTTTCCATGCACTTTCTCATACATGCCAAAGGGCATCAGTATCCTGCCCGATCTTGTACACATCACCATTGGTATCAACCACATAATGGCATGATGCTTTGCCACTCACTGTGAGGTGAGTGAGGACACCCTTGATAGTACCCTCTCCTGTTGCCGTGTGATGCAAGATAATGTACTCACATGTGTTTTTTCCTTTTGTTTTACTTGCTGTATCAAGGATTTGTTTATATTCCACCATAATTGAAAAATGAAAAAATAAAACTATGCCAAAGTCGTTTGCCAAATATTTGATGTTGATATTGTCATTGTGCCTGTCACTGACCATGTGGCTCATTTTTTAACTGGAAAACAAATTGAGTGAGTTGTTGTACCTCATGCCGTTGTGCCCACTACTGATTGCAATACATTTCAATTTGATGTACCAATTATTGTTTGTCATGATGTACCATTTCAATATGCCGTGACGATCATATCATCACTGGCCGTGCCTGATGATGCACCACTTATTGATGTTCAAAATCACTTTCAAAATTTGTTGATCTCAACTTGGGTTGCACTTTTTGCTTTCCCAATTTTTTTTACATTTGTGCCTGCCGTTCATGAAATACCTCAAGGTGTTGATGATAGATATTGATCTGCATCATAAGTCAATCATGATTGATCTGGTGATGTACCTCATATTATAACCTTTGGGATCACACCTGATGCAACTGTTTCACCAGAAAACCCATGAAAATCAATTTTGTATGAATAATCACTATTTGTTTTGCTCAATGCAATAAGATCAAATAATGACGAGTCTACATAAGCAAAATTATAAGGGTTTAAAAACAATCATGTATCAACACTTTCAATATTATATCATGGCCCTGTGTTTGTATTTCCATTGAAACTACCAACTGTGAAACTTAAATTTGTCCTTGATGGAAATAATGGTGTTGAGTCATTCCAAAAATTATAAGATGCTCAACTATTATCACATTCAAGGCGGTAATCAGTACCGGCGGTGAGTTGGTATGGACTTGAAAAGGTTGCAATATTACCAACAAAAGATGCGGTTGCAAGTGCACTACCTGCAACTGAATAAATCCGTGCTCTTGTTGCTCATGATGATGGTGTTTTTCTGATAGAATAAACATAACAACTGGTTAATGCTGTTACTCTGTAACCATAGGATATTGCCCCTGTACCAGCCGCCACAAATGTATCACCTGTTGTTTCGTTTGACAAACTTGCACCAAACCATGCACTACCACTCCAAAATTTGGAGTTTCTTGTTGTTGTGCTGATTGCATATATTCCAATTTTATAGTGAGTGGTACCATTTACCAACTCTGCACCATAAGTGCCTTGAAATAGTACAACATGGTATTTTACCCCTCTGGTGAGTGTAAATGCTCATGCAAAAGTGACTGTTGTATCCGCAAGTGATGTTGTGAGACTTCCTGCCGTCACTGTTGCCGTTGCATTTGCATGTGCAAGAGTTCCACTTGGGTTTCATGATCAATTATCTGTTTCAATTCTCACTCAAAGTGATCAACTTGGTGTTGAAACTTTGGCAAGAGACATTTTCATTGTTGATGCACTCACTCATTTCCCAAATACTGGCAATGCAACCCTTGTATCTGCACTTATATCACCAATCAATTGTGATGTTGTTGCAAGTGCAAATGTTGGTGTATTTTCAAGAAATACTCAATTACCAGCCGTTAAACTTTCACCTGCTGTATATGTTTTATCAATCACGGCACTGGCCTGCACTCATGTTAAAAGATCTCATCTTGTAAACATTCTGTTGCCTACTCATGGTACATACCCAATCATTTCAATATCATCTGTAACTGATGTGATTTGAGTGAGTGAGTGTATTGATACTGATGGCACAACAAATGTTGGCAATGCACTCACACCATTGGATTGCAAAACTGTACCATCTGCACCAAATGCCAACTCTGTTTCATTTCCACTTGCATCAACAAACAAAATTCTATATGCTGTTAGTCATTTTCGCAAAACCTTTCATCTCACACCCACCCTTGCATCTGTTGGTGTGCCACTGGCAACACTGTACAGTGCAATATAATTTCCTGCTGGATAACTTGCATCTGTTGATATTGATGCAACCCCTGTACCATTTTCTGCATTTTCTGATCCATCATCCAATGCCCCTTGATCAACTGTGATGAATACTTTTTTTGTACCACTCAAATCAACTGCAACACTTGCGGTGTTTTCAAAAAATATCATGACTTTTTCACCATTTGTCCTTGTACATTCAATGAGTGCCTTTCATGCTCAAATTGATGCACCTGCACCACTTCATGTGATATCAAACCCCTCAATTATACCTTGAGAGAGTCATGCCAAAATTGATGCTGAAATATCCTTATCGTATGTGATATTGTTTCAATTCAAAAGTCAAACTCTTTGCATAGTGGTTTTTTTAGTATGTAAACTCTATAAAGAGAGTAAAATAAAAGGTGTTTTATTCAATGTCTTTTATTGAAACTCCAATGTTTTCACTCTTTTTTGTATCTCCATTATTTGCTCAATAATATCTTTTGCCCTCACCTTTGTTTTTCACAATTTAAATTGTATTTTATCCAATTCACCTGCAACAAATGTTTTTCAAATGACTTTCATTGTGCCATCAAAGTACATGAGATCATTGCCAACAAATATGTATACTTTCACTAAATCACCCAAATTTGCCTCAAAGAAATCCTTTGATATTCCATCAACCTCATACTCTGCAAATCAATATTTTCTCTCATCCAAGTATGAAGCGGTTGCCGTTGTATCATCTCATGAAACACTAAAACTATCCTCAATCAATCAATTCTCAATAATACTGGCACTATCACTCTCCTCTGTGAAACTTGCTCAAGATTTTCCAATGATACCATTGGCAAAGTTTTTGCCATCATCAACCATTTTTATATCATCAATTGTCCTGTCCTCTGGCTCATTTATATTGTATCTATACTCAACAAAATCATCCCCTGTTGAGAGATCAACACCAATTGTGCTCTTGAATATCAATACTTTGTTTTCAATGATCCACTCATACCCATTTGATGCAAGATCCTGCAAAACTTTAAAAAATGACTCTCACTCCTTGTACTCCTTTGATGTGAGATCAGTGATACCACAATCCAAAGTGATACCAGTATCATTGAGTGTGTTTATATCATCAAGTATGGTGCTCAAAACACTATCAACTGTCTGGGCCACACTCACATAATCCATGTGTAATAACCTCCTATCCAAAAGGTGCTCAAAACTTTCCAATTTTATTGATAGTGTGGTCAAATTTGCATCAAATCATCTGATCACTCCATCAAACATGGTACTCTCTGCATTGCCAACCTGTTTGTTGATTTTTACTCTCCTATATTTTTTGAGGAGTGATCTTGTACAGTATTCATTTGTGTGGTACAAATCAAAAGATGCTGTTGATACATCATTGAGGTTTGTTGAAATTGAGAGATTGATTGCTCCATCAATCTGTGCAATTATATTGTTGTCAATATCGTATAAATAAGCAATGTACATATTTTAAAATTATTAAAGTAAAGCATCTTTATACTTGATTTCAATATCAAAATCACTGGTGTCCAAACCTCCATCATCATCATAGATTGCAAAATATGTATCTCAAAGTGCCTTTGGCCATGTTGATCACTCTATCCTGTTTGATTTGATATTTACACCATTTTTTGTGGCCACAAATGTCCTTGAGTTTATCACAATAATATCTCAAGATACTGCATCAATATCCAGTCCAAAAAATGTACCTGTTGTGATGTTTCTGATCGTCAATGGTGTGTTTATGTCACCTGTTGCCGTCAATGTTATCTCCAAAGGTGTTTGGATATTTCCTCAATCAATGTTTACTTGAATTTCACTCAAATATTCATCCATTGCCACTCAAAGTTTCACTCAAAGTTTCATGCCTCAAAAGTTTCACTCACCTCCATTGATTGTATTCTCAACACTACTGTAATATATTGGATTTTCTGATTGTAAAACAACTCTCCATCTCCTATTTGTTCCCTCCAAGAAATCATCATCAGTGACATCAATAGAAAGTGGCTCTTTGATCTTGCAATCCAACTGCCATACCCTATCTTGCTCATCAGTGACAAGGAAAGGCAACAATTCAACCACATCTGGTGTGCCCTGCAAGGCAAATAGAGTTTCAAGGTAATCAATGGCCATACTTGATCACTCATGATCATCTGCAATGATTATACCCTCCAATGTCACCCTCCTCCCTCTGGCATAGGTTGGTGAGAGTTTCACCCCATGATATCCCTGCACATTTTGTTGCTCATCACTCACATCCAATGTTTTCCATTGTACCATATCAAGGCCAACCCTATAATCTCAAGTTGTCCTTGATATTGTTGTGCCGTTGAATTTAAAGAGTTTTCAAATCATAAAATAAAAATAAAAAAATATTGATTACATTCTCCACTTTGCATAATCCATGAAACCTTTGAGATCTGTGCCTCAATTCACTGTGATATTGTTTGTCTGGTTTTTGGTGCTCACATTACCTCATGATGCATACCCTTTTGCCCTTGAGTTCTCCAAGTTGTCAAAAAGTGGTTTCATACTATTCACCATCCATTTTGGTGCAACCCACTCACCACCATGCACAACACCTTTGACCTCATTTGTACCACCTGCACCTGTAAATCCTCATGATGCATACCCATTTACAACTGATCTTGCATTTTGTAACTCTCTTTGTTTATCAATGGCCGTTTGGATCTGTGATATAAGTGTGGCATACTCACCTTTCAGTTTACCAATATTTGCATTTTGTATGGCCGTTGCACTATCACTCAACATGACTGTTGCATCATAAATATCTTGCTGTTGCTGGATGATGGCATTTTTCTGGCTTTCCAATTCCAACTTTTCTCTGGCAAGTTTCAAAATCAATTCTTGCTCTTCTTGAGTCATTGCCAAAAATCTTGCATCTGCAATCAATGCATTGTAATCCTTTTCATCAAACTCCTTTCTATTCAAAAAGGCCTCATTTATCTTTTGCAAACTCTCAATCCTCTTTTTCTCATCCTCAAACACTCTGGTTTTCTCTGCAATCTGTATATCTGCATCCTCTTTGATTTTCTCTGCATCACTCAATCATGCTCTCCTTGTTGCCTCTGCTCTCTGTGCCTCTGTTGTATTGGCAATGATAAATTGTTGCTCTTTGATCAATGCTGTTTTCTCTGTTTCAAGTTTCAAAATCTCCTCCTGCTGTTTTGTGTAGTCATCAGTTTGCTGTGTTCTTGTATCTGCAAGCTCCTTTTCTATGTCCAATATACTCTGTGCCACCTCAACACCCCTTGATGCAAGATCCTGCCCTGTACCCTTGTTGATCTCTCCAACCATTTTGTTGTATTCATTGGTTGTGTTGGCAAGTTCATTGTTGAGTGATCTGATACTGTCCTCAATCTCTTGATTGTATTTCTTGCTGTTTTCTGCAAATTCCTTTTCTGCTTTTCCAATATCCTCAATTTTCTTTTCCCAATCTGTGTAAAGTTTTTTTACTTTATCCATTGTTTCCTTTGCCACCTCTCACTGTTTTTTTGTTTTCTCATTGGCACTATCAACACCGCCCTTGTATTTATCAATGAGGCCCAAAATACTGAAATACCCATCATCATAGAGTTTTGCATTTTCCTGTGATTTTTTTGCACCATCTGCCAATCTCTTATCTATTTTGTCACTACTATCTGCAACCTCAACTGCAAAATTTGTCCAATCATTTCCAAGATCTTTGAAAAGTTCTGCACTCACCGCCTGTGATTGCTTTGTATAGTCACCATAATTGGTGCTTATATCTTTGAGACTCTGGCCAATCTCTGAATAATTCCCTTTCACACTGGTACCAAATGCATCAAACTTGCCCTTGATGGCATCCATATTTTTCCCAATTTTCAACTCAAAGGGTTTGAAATTCACATCACCAAGATCAATCAACCTATCCATATTGACTCAAGGGATCTTGTTGGCAAGGTCAATGAAACCATTGATACCTTTGATTGCCAAATTGGATGCCTTTTTTATAGCAACGGCCACATTATCTGCAATGCCTTTGAATACACCAACAACCGCCTCTGCCATGCCCACAAAACTCTGGCCAATCACCTCTGCACCAAGTTGTACCACATCAACAAGGGTTTTGATAGTACCCACAAAAGCTGTTTTGAGTATGTTGAAAACCTCAATGATGTTTTGAAAACCCATTGTGAAAAAGTTTATCATATCTCCAACACCAACGGCAATGATTTTCACAAGGGTTGATATAATCAGTGCAATCAACTTGACTCACACACCAAAGGCCTGCACCACTTTCATGAATACAAAGGCAAAACTTTGCATGCTGTCTTTATTCTCATTGTTTCCGTTTTGGATAAAACCAAACAGATCAGAAAATACACCAATCAGTTGTCCGATCACCTGCCCAATCATCTTGCCTGCCTCAACAATGGTATCAATGATTGCACCTCCATAACTGCTCACAAACACTGTGATCTGTTTGAGCATTCATGCCGTATTTCATGCAACATCCTTGCCTGCATTGGCAAATACATCCTTGATAGCACCCTGCAAACCTTTCAATTGGTTTGCAAAACTATCTGCTGTCCTTATTGCATCACCATGTGCATTGGCTGTGTTTTGGATCAATAATTGGTATGTTGAGAGGGCTTTTTGTGCCTTTGTGAGTTCTGCACCCTGCTTTGCCAATCCCAACTCATAGGCCTTGTTTTGCACATCCTGCTCTGATATCACAATACCCAATGATTTCAATGCCTCCCTTTCTCCACTCAATGCACTGGTAAATGCATGCACTGCCTGCTCATCACTGGCATTATTGAAACTGGCCACATCAATGGCCAATTTTGTGAGGCCTATTGAGAGGCCATCAACTTCACTCTGTGCCAATCCAAGTGGTGCCAATACATTTCCTATGCTGGATCCAAATGTGATCAGATCAAGATTTGATCTGTTTGTGGCATCTGCCATCTTTTGAAATTCATCTTTGACTGCCTGTGATCACTTGAAAACAACATCAAACTTTGATCATACCTCTGTGAGATCAGATCAGAGGCCCAAAAGTTTCTTGCCAAAACCAACAATGGCACCAACAGTGAAAACGCCTGCAATGAGAGATCAAAGGCCTCATAAACTTGATTTTATGCCTCCAATTCCACTCTTTACTTTGTTTGTCATGCCACTCTCAATACTGTCACCTGTCTTTTTAAACTCTGTTTGTACAGATCTGGTGGCTGTATCAAGTGATCATTTATCAACCTTGACTCATACCGATAATTCTCAAATGTTGGCCATAGTGGTATTTTACAAAATAAATTATTTCTTGCCGTACAGTTCACCAAACTCTTTTTTAAATGCTCTCTTGTCTGGTGTCTTTGAATTTCTGTGTTTGTCATAGTCCTTTGTGCCAATAGTAATTGGCAAATCCTCATATTGACTCATGAAATACCTATATGGCCATTTCCTCATCTCACTCAATGGTTGTTTCAAGTGGTGCATCATTTTTCACTCGATCAAGTGCCAATCTTTGAGAATATCAAAGAGATCATTTTTTGTTTTCTGATTTTTCCCTTTGTGGGCCTGTATCTTTTTTTGAGTTTCTGTGAGTATATCAACTTTTTCCTCCTCTTGTCCAAGTAGTATCCTCAAAAACTCTTTTGCCTGCCTGTTATTGAGTAAAGGGATTTCATCATTGCAATCACTCAATATTTTTTGCATTCCCTCAACTTCATCAATAGATAAAAGCAAATAATCCTCCAATGAGAGATCCATGCACTGGAAACTTTTGCCATGATACAAAAATGTATGTTTCTGCCTTATCAAACTTGTCATTTCTGTATTTTTCATTGTATATAGGTTATAAAGGCAAACATCTTTTCTTTGGTGATGCTGTCAATATTCACATCTTTATTTCTCAACTCAAGGATCTCCTTGCAAATTGGTTTCCACTGATCAAGTACATCCTTTTTGAAAAAACCTGTTTTGATGGCCATGATTTTTCTGATGATGGCCACTGGTATATCACCAACCTCATACTCAACACTGTTGATTGTCATGGTGTCGATTTCCTCATTGAGATCAAGATTGTATGTTGCCATGTTTGGTTTTTAAACGATAAAAAAAGCACTATTCATAAGATAGTGCTTTCTTTGTTTTACTCAATGTCTTTTGAGAGGACTATGCAACATCCTGCTCATCAAAGATCCTGAATAGATTTTGTGATCCTGTCACTGGGTATGCCTTGATTTCAATTGGGATATTGAGGGCATCATCAGTTGTATCATCTGGCAAGAAAGTTGCATCAATTCCTGCTCTATTGTACCCCTCATATACCTCAATACCAAACTCCTTGCCGTCTTCATCAACATTGACGAATTTGAAACGATTTGTTGCAAGAGTTTTCACAATATCCTTGTAAAGTTGCTCTTTGCTGGCAAGTGGTGTGTATGTGTAATCTGCCGTGATTACACCTGTTTGTGCTGTCACTGGCAAGATGTATGTATACCCATCACCTCCAATAAAGATGCGATAATCAGTATTGAGAGTGAGTGCAACACCATCCTCTTTGACTGCAACGGATGCCACCAATGTGTTGTCTCAATCTTTATGAGTGAGTTTAAATGGTACACCTGCAACCCATCCTGTGCCATGTGCCTCTGCTGTCACCACAACTGGTGATGCATCAACGGTTGAATATGTTGCAATTCCATCCATTGTTTGCAAATTCTCAAGTACAATTTCATAAAGATTTGCACTGAAAACTACCTCATCAATCTTTACCTTTGGTGGCATTTTTGCATTGTCCATGACAACCTCAATGATTGATTTGGTGACATTCAAATTTGCATCCTTTAATGCACCCAAATTCACCCATGTTGCTCCATCATCAGATGACATTGAGAGTATACCACTCCCAAACCTCACTGATTTCACTTTTTGTACACTGTTTTGCATAGTTGAAAAACTTATGAAATAAAAACTAAATACTGGTGTCGAACATTTTGACATGTACAGTGACATGATTTCAAAATGATTGAGTATCTGGATCAAAAGACTCATCAAATCTTTGCACATCACATGATTTCACTGGTGGCTCTTTGAGTCAATTGAAAATTGATGATATCACACCCATGATGGTCTCATTTTCATTGACTTTTTTTCACCAAACAGAAACCTGCATGTACTCATTTCTGATGCCCTTTGTATCCATTTTTCAAGGTGATACCCTTGAGAATACCACTATTGGCCAACTTTTGTTGTCCTGTGGCATCCTGTTGGGAAACACCCGATCACCAACCAATCATGATAATGTTGCACTTTCATGCAATTTGTTATACACAAATTCTTTTACATTTATCATAGTACCATTATTAAAGAAATAAATTTGTTTTCAATGTCTTTATTTGAGGCCTTGTGCAAGTCTCAATCAAAAGTTTTTCAATACCTTGTCACGACTATCTGCAATACCCTTTCTCAAAAATGATCTTGGTGCCATTCTTGGTGTACCAAATTCCAAATACTTTCAATACTCTGCCTCTCACTGCTTTGTACCAATCTTGTACTCCAATTCTCACACCTGCTGGAAATCAATGGATCTCTTGAGGTTTCAAGTGACTTTCACGGATGGATCAAGTGGCAATCTTTTTGGATCTCTTGGAGTGATGGCAATGATCTCATTGGTGAGCATCATGACACTATCCAACAATGCACCACCAACGGCACTGTTTATTTTTCATGCATCAATTGTCATCTTTGCCATAGTGGGTTGTTATCTTATAATATCACACAACACCAAAAGGTGATCATCCACGCCATCAAATCATGGCGTTGGAGTCACGAAAATGACATCATACCACACATTGAACTCATCTTTGATCTTGTCTCACTCAACAATGGTTGGGCCAAAATCCAACCTCACTTTGTGAGTGGTTTTGATGTATGCAATCTGATCTCTGATCCACTGGTTTGGTTTTTCCTCCTTTAAAAGCAAAAGGCATTTGATGCCTGTTGCACTTGCTGTTGGCCATGTCATCAAAACATCTCCAACTGTGTCCTTTGTTTCAACTCTTGGATACACTGCAATTGTCCTGTTGAAATCATTGGCAAAACTGCTCAAGAGACTTTTTGACATAGATTATACAATTATTGGTACAAAAGTTCGGTAGTTATTGAGTGTTTCACGAAAATTCACACCGCTACCGCCTGCCATTTCATCCTTTGAGAAGTATGTTTTTGAGAGGGTTTCAATCTGTTTTGATTTGATGTTTGCCTCATTGCCACTGGCTGGTGTATTATCCCAAATATCCTTGCACACCTCAAGGCATGCCTGCTCAACATCTGAAATCTCTGCAAGGGTTTCATACCCTGCACCATATTCAATGTACAGTGTGCCATCCAATTCCTCTGGGAAATAGATGATATTGCCATCAAACCTTGTATATGAAACATCTGATCATGATGCATTATCATATTTGATCACATTGACCTCAACAATAGGGCCATTGGCCACAATGACGATTGTATCACCATCAACCACAAAATACCCTGTGTAGTCCTCCAATCAAAGGTTTCTGCCCAAGTATTTATCAAACTGCTGTGTGCATCTTTTGATTATGTTTGTCAAAGGAGTATCAAAGGTGTTGGCCGTGATGCCCAAATATTCTTTTAGTGTTGAGAGTGTTGTATATTGCATAAAATCAGAAAAATGATAAAACGGCCCTCAATTTACTTGCCTGCTGGTGCATTGTTTTTCAAAAGCTGTTTGAAAAAGTACGCCACAAATGTTGTTGCAATGGCAACATGCTCTGGTGCCACATGCTGTCCAATAAGCTGATCAATCATCTCTGTGTTTGCAAGGTAAAAACCACCAATGAAACTAAATGCCAAAAAAAGCATGTTTCAAAGGTCTTTTAGTGAGTATTCACCTGTTTTGCTGTGGTCTGGTTTCATAAAAGAAAGGATAAAAAATATTTTAGTAAAGTAGGCCACTGATCTGGTATGAGAGTATTTCAATTTGTTTCTTGAAATTCTCATCCTTGTATGGCATCTTGTTTGAAATGTAATCAATGCCAAAGAAACCAATTGGATACCCTTTTGCATCATAGAGGCCAATGATGTACAAGGCATTTACACCCTGTTGTTTCAATACTTGGTATGCTCCAAGATCCTCCTTTTGGATGTCCTCAACCTTTCTGCATATCACCTCACGATTGAGTACCTTTACATTCCAAAATGCAAAAACTCACACTGGTAAATTTTGCAAAGAGATCTGTTGTGGTTGGATCCTTGTATTGACTACCTCATAGGTATTGGATGCCTTGAGGAAATCAATGCCACTGATTGAGTGGCCACCATTGTGGTACTCAAATATATATACCCTGTCACCTTTAAACTCATACATTGCTTTGTACAAGAGTTGATGGATCAAATTGTTTTTTTCAATGGTTTGTGGCCATCTCTCCTTGAGATCCTTTGCATGTGTACTGATCATTTTTCTCTCAAACTTGAGATAAAAAAGGTTTGTCACTTTGAAAAGATAGTATAAAACACAAAGAGTGACAACAAAGGATATTCAATGATTTTCAACAAGTGTGATGATGGCTCCAATTTCCATATAAGGTTGATTTTAAATAGTGAGTACAAGATCAAAGGGTGGCCTGCTCCAAAACCACCCCTTGATCCAACAATTTTGGTGGTGTGATTATTTTGCCTTGCCTTTTCCTTTTGGTGCTGGTGCTTTTTCAAGATCTGCACCAAGTGCATCAAGATCTGATGCATCTGCACCATCCTCTGCACCCTCTGCATCATCTGATCCTGCATCATCTCCATCAAGATCTGCACCATCCTCATCTGCATCTGCATCTGCTCCATCTGCACCCTCTTCATCATCTCCTGTTGGTGCATCTGCTCCATCATCTGCCTTTTTACCATTTTTTGCCTCATACTCTGCATCAAGTTCTGCTTGTTTTTCTGCCTGTGCATCTGCCTCATCTTTTTCCTTTTTCAATTGTGCCTTTGTTTTCTTGGTTTCCTTTTCTTGATCCTTGACGGCCTTGATATCATTGGCCATCTTGTCTTTTACCTCAATAAAACCATTTGCAAGATACCCACTTGCATCCTTTTCCTCTACATTGATTGTGTTTCAAGGTTTGATACCATTGAAAGTCCTTTGCTCATTGTTGAGCAACTTGATCATCTTTATCATAAATACAAAAGTGAAAAAATAAAAGGTATGAAATCATCATACACACGCCATTTTCCATTTTATAGTGTTTTTTTCAATGTCTTTTTTCCATAAAAGAAAAACCAACCCTTTTGAGGTTGGTTGATCTTTTCTCTGTGTTGAAAGTGATTATTTCACTTTGACATTTTTGAGAATACCCGTCATTTCTGGGTTTTCGACTTGTACATCAATACGCATAGTGATGACAAAATCAGTTGCACGCTCCTTTGCCACTCGATCTGGTTCAATTGTGATATCACGCTGGATACCATAAATGAAATTGTAATCTGGTGTGAGGATGACATCTGCACCATCAAGTACAGTTTCAGTGATGGTGTTTTCTGTTGCTGTTGCCGCTGTATAGGCAAAAGGGAAAACATCACCAACCTTGATTGTGATGGTATTTGTACCTGCATTGATTGCACTGATAGTTGTTGAAAACTCTTTATCCTGTCCAAGTGCAATTGTGAAAGTATCACCAACTGAAAGGCCTGTTTCATCTGTGAGTACCGCTGTTGTAGCACCTGCCACAATGTTTGCTGAAATAGTGCCTGTGTATCCACTGCCAACCGCAACTGGTCGATCAATAGAAAGGATATTTGATCTTGTGAAATCAATACCAAATGCACCATCTTTTCGGACACTGTTTGCTGATGCCTCATATTTGACTTCAAAGTCAATTGCAAGATCATCTGGCAAGTACCACTTGTTGAGAATACCGCGATATTTTGTGTCTATGCTCTTGCGAAGTTTAGCAAGTTTTTCCTTGTCGATATAACGATCAGAGAAACCAACATTTGCATCAACCACAACACCTGTTGCCTCAACAAGTTTGACGAAACCATCAAACATTTGTAAAAGATCAGTTGGGTTTGCAACCTTTCGTGCATAGAGTGCAACACGCTCAAGTTGATTTGCAACTTTCTTTGCAATCATTTTCATGAGGTGTTCCTTGAATGCTGATCCCTCAATGTTGTCCTCAAGTTCGTCATCAAGGATGCGTACTTCACCAATGACTTCTTGTGAAACAAGCTGTATTGATGTTGGAGTTGCTGAAACACGCTTTGCTGTATCAAGTGCAACACCACGCTGTGCTGGGTAAAGGATCTTGTCTGAAATACCGATTTTACCAATCGTCTTTTTTGGTGTATCCATACGGACAACACGAGACGATTTGAGGATGACACTTTCATCAACTACATAGTCAATGAATTTATCTGCCTGTGCTGTATTGAGGTGGACAAGCCCTGAGCTGTCACCACCATTGAATGCTTTTGCAATCTTTTCTGCTTTGGTTTCCATACTTAAAAAGTATTAAAAAAATAAATAATTTCACGGCCCTATACTACCACACACTTTTTTCTCCCTCTGGCTCTTCTTTTGCCTGTTTTGAAATGGCCTTTGCCTGCTCAACAACCTCAAGGCGTTTAGTGACTGCCTCAACTGTTGTTGTGATGCTGGTTGAGAGTTCTGCAAACTGTTTCATCATTTCTGCAATGCTTTCTGCTGAAATGTTAAGAGTTGCATACTTTTTGATCTCACTGTACATCTTTGTGATCTCTTCTGGTGTTGGTGCAACTTCACCTGCTGGTGCTGGTGCTGGTGTCTCTGCTGGTGCTTCTGCCTCCAATTCTTTGGTGACTTCTTGGACTTCTGCAAGTTTTGCAACTGCTTCCTCCATTTTGCCATCCTTGAGGAAATCAACAACCTCCTTGTTGAGGCCTGCCAATTTCTGGATTTTCTGTTTCATAGAAAAATGAATTACGGAAATAAAGGGTAAATGTAGGGTGTGATTACATCTAAAAACACTATGCATGGATAGTGTTTTTTTTCAATGTCTTTTAAAAGATAGTTTTTGGCCGTGTTTTTATGCACTATATGCCTTTGATATTCTCTCAAGTTTCTTGATCAACTCTGCTTTTACTTCATCCATCACCTCTGCTCAAAGTTTCAATTTTCCTGTGTATCTTGCAAATTTCTTGGTGTCCTGCACTGTATATGAGAGACTCACATGAGGTTGGTATGTTTCATAATCCCATGATGCACCACCATCCTTGTATATCTGCCAACTCTTTTCAAGATCCTTTGATTTGAATTTGATGACAATGGCATCTCAAAGTTTCACAACCTTTGCATCCTCAATATCAATCTCAACCTCATCTGTGAGTGCATCAAACTTGCTCCAATCAACCTTTTTGGTTGAGAATGCAATGGTGACATGCATATCCTTTGCACTCACCACATCTGTGATGCCTTGATCCTCTGCCCACTTGATGATCTCCTTTGCATTTTTTACTGGCCTACTCACAAAGAGTGTTTTTTTTTCATAGGCCTTTGAAATCTGCTCAAGTTTTGCAACATACTCTGGTTTTTTCTCCTCTGCAATCTTAAAAATGGCAAATCTTGTTTCTGCCTGTGATACTGCTGGCCTATTTCACTTTGAAACCAAAGAGAGTTTATCAACAATGAGTTTCTTTAAATTATACATACAGATTTTTAAAAAATAATATATCATACTTTTATCATTGGGCCTCTACCTTTTCCCTCACTCCAAATCCCTCAACGGATATACCAACAAAATCACCATCCTGCACCGCCTTGTATGTATCATCATCAAACTTGATACCAACAACCCATGATCACTTTGGTATCATTTCAAAACCCACTTGGATCTCCACTGGTGCAATGAAACTCTCAACAAACTCTGCTGATTTGATCTCTGTGTTGTCTTCATGATCCACATTGACTGCCTTTTTATTCAGATTTCTCACAAATTCATGTGCTGATTTTGTGATTTCATCCTCTGTGATAATGTCTCAATTCCTATCAACCTCAAAAGGCACAAGTGCAACAAACAACACTGTATTGTGTTTATTATCTGTTTTGATTATTTGGATCCTGTTTTCATGCTCATGCATAGTGGCAAAATAAAGAGGTATATGATCAAGGATAGAATTGTGGCCATCTTTTACAATGTCTTTTTAGAAATATTTGGACATATCAAAATCACTTTCAATATCTCCATCATACTCATACCACTGGCCATCAATCACATCCTCCTCATCTGCCTTGATTATGATATCCCTGCCCTCTGCTTTCTCTATGATGTCCAAAATCTCCTCCTCTGGCAAGTTTTGCACCTCTGCAATGAGTAATCCATCAACCAAGTGATTATCTGCCCTGTATGCCTCAATTATTTGTGGTAGTGTTTTCATGGTGTGAGAGTTATTGGATAAAATCAAATCAAATATCTTTGTAGTATTGTTTCATTGCCTTGTGAGTATCTGGCAAAAACTTCTCAATAATAGGGTTTCAGATCCAATGCACCTCATTGAGGTGGGCAAAATACTCTTGCACTTGTTTCTCTGTGATCTGTGCATTTCCTACTTTGAAAACCACTGTTGATCTGTTGTAATAGGTTTTTCAGTGTCACCAACCAACAACCGCCTCCTTTGTCATGGCACCAATGGTATCCATGAATGCACCAAGATCCTCCTGCAACTCTGCTGATAGTGTCCTTTTTTTCCACTCTGCTCATGATTTGTGTTGTAAAGTCTCTGTTGTCACTGAATATGTTTTGATGGATTTTAGATCACTGTAATCCTCCAAAAGTTTCTCACCAATCTCTGTTGTGTAGTTATGCCTTGAAAATCTTGATCTAATGGTTGTATCCTTGATCAGATTTTTCAACTCATCCAAACTATTCTCAAACATCTTTTGAAATTTCCCAAATCTCTCCTCATTGTTGAGTACGGCCCTTGTAAAAAACAGATGGCCAACCTCATGCACCTCAACTTTCTTTTTCCCATAATCACTGGCATGTTGTTTGCCAACATTGATGATGTCTCACTCTCTCTTATAAAAGGCACGGCCCTTTGGTTTGATGTATGTGGCCTTTGTCTCAATCACATTGAAATACCTTGCTGGCAACACACCTGTTGAATACTTATCATATCCCTCTGGTTTGATATCATCCTGCCAATCTCCATCCTCTGGGATAAAACTTTGCTCTTGATCTGCTCATGAGGCGTTTTCTATATCCAAAACCTCTCCATCCTCTCTTGGATCAAAGAGACGATACACACAATTGCATCTGCAACCCACAAACCTTGTTGGCTTTGCATGGCCACTTGGAAACTCTTGATCATAGGGTATCCATCCTTTGTTGTCGTTTCACAAACAACCCTCTGTTGTTTTGTCATCCCTGTGAGATACCCAATGTTTCCAACCTTTCTGGCCGTATTCTCTGGTGTACTTTGCAAACTGTCTATCTTTTCAATTCAAATATGCCTCACCAATCTCCTGTGAGGCAATCAAGTTTGCCCTGTATGATGAAAAAGAAAAATCCCTTTTCAATTCCTCTGCAAGTTTGTTGTATCACCAACCTTTCTCAAGGCCTGTTGAAACAAGATTGTTTATCCTCTTTTTTGAATACTCATCAATGCCACTGATCCTTGATCATGCAAATTCATTGGCATATTTTAAACTGTCTCATGGATCCACACTGAAAGTTGTATCAACTCTGATATCCTTTTTAAAAGACTTGTTGAGTTGCTTTGCCCCAATGTTGAAACCATCTTGCATCATCTTGCCATACTCATCAAGATCCTTGTTTGAAACATCCTTGTTGATGAATTGTTTTTGATCAATGAAAATGTCATTGTACTTGAGTTCTGTGTTGCTCTCAAGATCATCCAAAACCTTTTTATACCATCGTCAAAACATCCTCTCAATGGTTTTGATATACTTTTCCTGCAATTTGATCAACTCCTTGCCTCAAAGATTATACAGTTGCTTTTGGGCCTTGAGGATTTTGATTTTGTATAGTGCTGAATAGATCATTTTCAAGGTCGGTTAGATTTTTATAAAACTTTGCACCCTCTGTTTTCATAATAGCTGAAAAGGCATCTTGCTGTTGCTGTTGTTGAGTATCTGCAATGAGTACATCACCGCCCTCAATGTTTGCCAATCCCAACTTTTGCCTCACTTCATTGGCCGTCATAATGCCTGCCTTTTTGTACCCTGTCAAAACATCCATTTGCTCTTTTTCATCAGTGGTATCAATGAAATTGTAATCAAGATCATCCACTTTGTAATCATCACCAAAAAGGATCTTGAAATCCTTGATATTGTCCTGCTGTGCTGGCCATATTGTGAAACTGTTGAAAGTCTCCATACTCACCTGTGATGATGCCCTGTTGCTGTTGTCACTCAATAACATATCATACGGCACATTTACTGAAATTGCAATTGCCTGCAATAGCTGTGTTCTGTACTCCAAGAATGCTTTAGCATCAATATCATGCTCAAGATCCTGTTGGCCAACTTTCTGATCAACAATGGCCACTGAATGTGATTTGTCCAATCACTTCATTTTTGCCTTGATAAATTCCTTTAAAACTTCTTTGTCCTTGTCTGAAAATGTCTTTTTCTCATTGTCTGGGTATATCATCTTTGCTTTGATCATCCCTTTATCAAATGCATTGAGGTAATATTGATCTATTTTCTCGATCAAAACCAACTGATCCACTGCACTCTCAAAAAATGATGCACCATAGTATTTGGTTGCAAGAGAGGTGTTTTTGAAATGGTACACTTCATTGAGGTTTGGATTGTATCCACACCCCTTGCCTGTGTTTTTCAATTCTGTTGTACCTGCTTTGCTCTCTGTATAGATTTTCTCTGCCTCTGCCCTCTTTTCCTTTGGTGTGAATGCATTGAAATACACAACCTTTGTGCCAACCTGTTGCCTGTATCCATCACCATCCTCCATGATCTCAATAGTGTTGCTCAATATAGGGATCAACTCAACCACCTTGCCTGTGCCATCCTTTATAACCTCAAAAAAAGCATTTCCACAAATGACTTTGTTTCTATTAAGGAAATTATGATCAATACTATTCACAATTTTCAAAAGTTCCTCATCTTTGGTGGTGAAACCGCTATTGATGGCCGTTGCAATCTTGTTTGTCAATCATGCCGTGACAAAACTATCATAGTACAGATTTGTGAGAGTTGCAAAAGGTATCTTTGGTGATCTTGTACCAACTGTTGTTTGTTTCTCCTGTGCCTGCTTTGAGTTTGGGTTTTGCACTGCTTTTACAATCATCACACTGCCATCATCTTTGGTTTTATCTTGTCTCATTGGATTGAATTATGAAATAAATGATACCTTGAGAGTAGTGGCAAATTGTTTTTATTCAATGTCTTTATTTTCTCTGTTTCTTTTCTCTTTTCCTTTTTCTGGTCAATGCCCTCTTTGCCTCCTCCCTCTTGATCATGTTGGCTGTCCTCACCTCTGGCCGTCTCAACATATCCCCATAATCTGGGTTTGTCCTCCAATCAAACCATATATGCTCCATAGTAAAAAAAGGTTATAAATCGTATTGTTTGATTGTTTTTTCCAACCATTTCATGTTGTCAATGTAAATCTTTGTCATGGTTTTCTCCTCATCATTGAAATCAAGTGCCTCAAACATGTGTTGGATTGTCCAAGAGTCAAAGGTTGGCAAGGCATCACCACTCTCCAATCTGGCCAATGCTCTCTCATCCACTCTCACTCTCTTGGATAACTCATGCAAGTCAATTTCAAGTTTCAACCTCTTATATCTGATGAAAGTGCCAAACAATGATGGTGTTTTTGGGTACCACTTCTTGAGATTGTCATTGTAAAACTGATCTCTCTCAATGTTGAAAAACTTATACAGTATATCAAGAGTGTTCTTGCTGTACTTTTTCCAATCCCTTTTGAGGAGTGAATAGAAAACACCTGTGCAAACTCATGTTGAGTTGTGCAAGTCTTGGATTGTGTGATCATCCAAGTATTTCCTTATTTTTTCAACCAACATAGATAAAAAGGGTAAAAAGAAATAAAACTATACCACCTCCACTCAACCGCCTGTCTGGCCTCATCACTCCAACCAATTCTGTGCCTCTGTGAGTGCAATGACAAGTGCATCCATCTCATCATCATGCTCAACATCTGGGTACTGTGTGATCTGCTCAATCACACCATCCTGCCCTGTATTGAGGAAATACACATCACCAACCTCAATCATGCCTGCAACTCCCAACAATCTTGTGTGTTTGTCTTTGTGGCTCCAAATCCCTTTTATTGGCAACCCTTGTGCCTTGAGATCATCAGTCAATTTCACCTCAATGTTGTCCTCTTTTGCAATGACATCTGGCTCAAACCTATCATTGATCCTCAAAATAAACTGCTCCAACTCTCTTGGTGGCAACTTCACACCTTTGGCATATATCACATATTTCTTGTATTCCTTGACTCACAACACACACAAACCTGTGAAATCGTTTTTTTCCTTTGTTTTGGTGGCTGGATCTATGGCAAAGATTATGTAATCAAATTCAAGAGGTGGTATATAGTATCTGATCCACTCCTCCTTGATGGTTTTATCTGCTGTGTTGAGTGGTATGTTGCGAAACTCTTGATTGAAAAACACTGTACCAATACCCTTTTTTCTGATTGTTTTGCCTGTGTGCTTATCTGTGATGATCTGGCCATCACGCCTCTCTATCAATGCTTTTTTGCTCCAAAGTTGTGGCCATAGGATATTTTCAAAATTGTCATCACATGCCTGATATTCAACTGTTGGCCACTTTTTCTCATCTCTCAAGTGTTTCACAAAACAAAGGTTGCCCACTATGGTACCCAATGCCACCATACGGCCTCACGGCAACAATACATTGTATAGAGAGGTAAATGCCCACTCAATAAATTCCTTTGCCATCTTTGGGTTTTTCACATCCTTGTTGTCCTGTGGATCATCCATGATGATCTCTCTTGGTCTGGCACCTCTTATTGGCTGGCCTCTGGTCACTGTCTCAATGTATGATCCATTTAAAAACTCCAACTCTTTTTGTCTCCATTTGTTGAGTCTCTTATCTTTGGTGTCATCACTGTTGGCTGGCACTACATTGCCAAAGATGTGGCGTATTTTCTTGTTGTTTTCCAATTCTCTCCTTATTTTTCCCAATCCTTTCTCTCAAAGGTTTTTGGATGCCACATATACAATGCTCCATCAAGGAAAATAGAGGATCCTATGGATCATATATATCAAGATGGCTGTTGTTTTGCCGTGTCATCTGGCAATGATGACATTGACATCATGCATCTCCTCATCTGTTAGCATGTCCCAAATCTCCTCATGAAAGTCTGGTGTTGGGATAAAACCACTTATGCCTTGTTTCCAATGTAGGAAATGATAATCAGAAAACCATGAAATATCATAGTATCACCGCCAATATACATACTCCTCAACAACCTCATCTGGCATTGAGTCCTCATATTGGGCCATCTCCATCACCTCTTTGTATGATAATCTTGCATAGGCCATAAAGATCTATTTGGTTGATGATATTGCCTTGCCCTCCTCCCTTGCCTTTTTCATCTCATCCAACCATGCTCTTGATTTGGATTTGTCACCTGTCTCCACAATGTCGGTTGGCTCTCCTTTCTCCAATTTGATGTGTTTGAGGATGCTGATGATGTCAAACTGTTGCAAGTAGGGTTTCATGTGGTCAATCTCCACAATCTCTGTGTATGTACTTCATCCCTCCTTGTCTTTGATTTCCTTGAGTGTTTTTCTTTTCACAATCTTGCCTTGCTCCAAAATCATCTCTGTGAGACTTTCCAAACCTTTCACATGTGCCTGCTCAAGTTTATCATAGACACCCTCCCATTGCTTTCTGATATTTGTTTTGAAATCCTCCAATGCTTTTCTCCTCAACTCCTCTCCAATCTGTTTCTTTTCCTCTCACCATCATTTGATTTTCATTGCATGCTCTCAACCATCTGCAATGTTTCTTCAAAACTTCTTCATCATGAAAGGTGCAACATCAATAAACTCACTCTCAATAAATTCCATCTTGAGTGCATCCCAATCATACTTTGTCCTTGTGTTGTGTTTTGGCTTTCCTTTCGCTTTCACTCCTGCCTTTTTTTCCTTTGGTTTGATCATACTTGATAAAATATGGATAAAATAAAACCTACAATCTTTTATGATTATAGGTTTTTTCCTGTATTTTTCAAGTAAAGGTTGAGTAAATATTGTATTCTACATTTACAAATCTTTAATTATTGCAAATTACAAAAATGCACTTGATCTCTGCTCCCTCAAATATCCCTGTTGCACTCTCTCTTGTTGTTTGGATGAATTTGTCACTTTCAATGAATTGATCAATCTTTTCTTTGGTGAATGGTTTGCCACTTCTCAAATGTGCCGTTCCCAATTCATGTGGCATGTCATCAATCATGGCACAAATCATGATCTTTGCCCTGTATGGCTTTTCATCTTGATCAATCATCTCTTGGACTGTTTCGTTTTTCTTTGGTGCCTTTGGTACCTTATCAGTATTTTGCATAAAAATGTTTTTAGTAGTAGAAATAATAATCCAACTCATGTGTTTCCACTCCCTCCTTGACTGGTGAGATCTCAATTTTGAAATCCTCTTTTGGTAAAAGGGTTGTTTCATGATACCCCACACTGCCTATCTTATTGGCCACACTGATTTTTCCAAATGGTATCCTCCATGAGTACCATTTTTTGAAATTGTATGCTGGCACTGCACCTGTCAAACCATCCTTTGGTGAGTTTGAGACACCATTGGCACTGTTTCGGTACACATCATAATAATTGCCATCAATCTTGATTGCAAAACTGTATCTCTGTGCATCCTCATATTGGTATTTCTCCACAAACTCATCAAGAAACTTTGCCGTGATCTCAATACCAAGTGGTGTTTTCTGCCTGTCACTGTCCTCCTTTGTATAGAGGGTTGCCCACTTTGATGGCACACTGGCCACCTCTGATACACTCACTTTCTCCACTGGCTGTGTGCATCCTGTGAGCATGAGTGCAATGACTCATCAAATCACGAAAATAAAACCCTTTTTCATAAAAGAAAAATAAAAAATAAAAGACTAAAACACCTCCTCAATCTGCTCCTTTGTGAGTTCTGCACCCTCTGATGCCGTCTCACCATCCTTTTTGCCCGATCCCATAAATTCAACCCGATCCACAACAATCTCTGTTTTGTATCTCTTTGCTCCCTCCTTGTCCTCCCATGCATGTGTTTTGATTTTACCCTCAACCAAGAGTTTTTGGCCCTTTTTGATGTGCTTTTCAAAGAGTTCTGCCGTTTTCCCAAATGCCACAAGGTTGTGGAAATCTGTGATCTGCTGTCTCTCTCCATGTTTGTCCTTGTAATACTCATTTGTGGCAATGCTGGTGTTGGCAATCACTGTGCCTTGCTCTGTTGTGGTGATCTTTGGATCCTGTGTGATATTCCCTGCCAAAATTGCTTTATTCATTGTTTGAAATTATAGAAATAAGATTGATTATTTTGCCTCCTGCTCTGGCAATGCTGTATCCTCTCATGCCATCCTCTTGCCTGCATCCACTGCCAATTTGTGTGCCAACTCATGATCAACTCCCTTGCCTGTGAAAATGCCACCTGTCACCTTGCTTGGATCATACCCCTCTGGCAATGGCCAATCAACACCGCCCTCCTGTGAGGCATCCATGAGGCCAATGCCTGCCTCCTTTTGCTCCTCTGTTGGATCTTTTGGTTGTATTTTTTGGATCATGGCAATCAATTTCTCCATTTTTCTGAAAGTTTGTGTGAGTTTCGGATTATCTGCATGTTTATCCACAAACTGGTTGGCCATGTCCACAAAGAGATCCAAAACCTCCTTGATCTCTGGTAAATTGGCAACATTTACAACCACCTGTGATTTGATCTGGCCATCAAGGGCATCATGTACATCCTGCATGATGTCTTTTTTCCTGTCCTCAAACCCCTCTGCCAACTCATCTGCAAGTTTGTTGAGACATTTTGGCAAGAGATTGACGATCACGGCATGCATCATGCCCACTGTCATGCCCTCTGCTTTGAGATCCAAACCCATCTTGCCTGCCTCATCACTCTCAATGGTGATTATCAAGTGTGCTTTTTCCTGTGCCATAAAATAAAAAGGTAAAAAATAGAAATTTGTTTATATCTGGTTGATATAGATGGATCAACATTTCCTGCATGCACAATACTTTGCATTGGATCTCCAAAGAGAGTATATCAATCAAGGGATGATCATGCACAACCACAAGATCAATTCAATGAGGATTGATCATGGTGTGATTGTCTTTGGCCTGCCTATGTACCCACAATGTACACACTCAACTGTGCAAAAAAGTGATGGTTTCACCTGCACTCAACTCCAATTTTTGTTTGTCATGGTTTTATATTATTTGGTAAAAAATGCCTTTACGAATGCCAATACACTGTTTCTTGCCTCCTCTGGCGTTGGGATATACTTGATGATTTGTGGGAAAAACACACATGCATTTTTATGATCCACGCCATAAGGTCAATTTTTCAATACTGATACCCTCTCACCTTGATCTGCAAATGCACCACATTTCATACACACGGCATGAGGGTATGTTTTTGCAAATGCTCTGTAATCACTCCGATCAAATCCATACAATCTCCTATCGAGTCAAAAAGATAGTGCCGTGATGTACTTGATTTTTTCCCATACACCTTTGAGGCCCTTTTGAAAAATCAATGATATATCCTCCAATACCTCACTCCTCTTTTCTGCTGTGTACTTATCCAAAAAGTGATGTTGGAAAAACTGCGAAAATCTCCACAAAAACTCTCACTCAATTGGATTGTATGGCAAACCATCCTGCAACTGCAAACATGCCTGTGTTTTCATGAGAAAACTGCAATCTGGTGAGTAGTATTTGGTGATCATCTTGCCATCAATTTTCCAAGTGTGACTTTCAATCATCTGGCCTTTTGGTATTGTCATCATGGTACCAAAACAAATGTGATCCTTTCTGGTCTTTGCCCACCTCACTCCAAAGAATTGTATTTTTGATGTCATAGGATAAAGGATAAAAGAAATAATTATTTGAGATTTTGAAACCATGAGGCACCGCCCTCCCTGTTTCGGTAGGCATAGAATGTTGTATATATCCTGCCTTTCGCAAATACATCATGGAAAACCTCCAAACAATAATCAACCTGTTTGTACGGATCCTTGAAATCCTCTCACCAACCTCCTTTGATGTTTTGGCCATTGGCAAAGATAAACTTGCCATGATATTCACCATTGAGTTGGCACAAACCATAATCACTGTATCCATTGGCTCCAACCCTGTCTGATTTTCTATCCCACTGCCAAATGCCATTTTCTCCATTGAGAGTCAAAAGAAAATCACGGCCACCCTTTTTGTAGGCATAATTGATCAAATCCTGCTTTGGATCCTCTGGTGAGAAATGCCAAACCCCTTTTTGTCTGAATTTGCTTTTTGTGATCCTTTTTGGATCTGCTGGTGGTGTTGGTGCTTTCACGGCCACAACTGCTGGTTTCTTTACTGGCTGTGCAACTGGCTTTGGTGCTGGTGCTGGCTTTGGTACCTCAATGACTGTTAGAGTTTGTATGGTGGTTGTTGGCAATAGCACATCTGCATGCACATTGGAAACAACCACATGATCAATCTCTTTTGTCACCTTGCCACCCTCTGCCAAATCCAAGATCATCCAAACAGATGCAAGGATCATGAAAATCATGAAGAAATTATTTTTGCTCATTGGTTGATGGAGTAGAGATATTATTGGCAAAATTGATCATTTTTGATCTGATTTCTGTATTTACTGCCTCAATGTCCTGTACTTGTTTGATGTTTGCATCAAGTTTTCAAGTGAGGATGGCAATTTCAAGTCTCAACTTTTGTTGCTCTTGGAGTCTGGTGCCAATAATGTCCATATTCTCTTGCTGTTTATCAACAAGGATATCCATTGCCGTTGGCTCTGGTATGATAAAAGGGATTGCCTTGATAATCACAAGGAGTATCAAGAATGCTGTTGCCACATAATAAATTGGCTTTTTGTTGTTTTCAACTATTGTTTTTCCTTTGAGGAAAATTGTTTTAGCGTTTTGCATGGTAAAATAAAAATAAAAAATAAAAGCTGTGAAACTACTTTTTGGTAGTGAAAAGATCCAATCAAAGATTGTCCTTGATTTTTTTTAGACTCTTCACACTGATCTTGCCCCTGTTTCTGAATTTATATAGACTGCTCTCTGTCAAAGAGGCCTTTTGGGTAAATTCCTTGATGGTCAAAAGGTTTTCCTTTTGGTATTTGATCACTTTTTGATCCATCGTTTTTGTGTATTCAATACCCTTGATCATAATTGGGAAATAATAGGAAATAAATGGTGACGCTCACATTGTATCATTTTTATTGCTTATTGCAAGTATTTTTATAGTTTTTGTATAGTATTTCTATAATTTCATACAGTGTACTCACTGGCAAAGTGCTTTGCAATAAGGTTTTTCACCTTGCCTCTGGCCCTGTATCAAAGATTGATCCAATCCTTGTCAATTGTGCAATATCATGTCATCACAAGATGTGAAACCTCCCGATCATAGAGGTCAAAATATACCTTGTGAAACATGCTGGCCTTTGTCTTTTTCAAGAGAAAGGATATTGATGATTTCTCCAACCTCACGCCTGCAACCCTCTTGTTTCACTCAAAATCAATGAAACTTGAAACTATTTTGTATCCCATAAAAAGAAAGGTGAAAAAATAAAAACTATAATGCCTCCCACTCCAATACCTTGTCTCTGGCCTCCTCCCATCCAAAACACAATGATGCACTCACATTGTCTATATCATCCAACTCCTTGATCCACTCCAACTGCTCTGGTGATACTTTACTTGGTGATGCTCCAAGTTTCCCATTTCTCAATCTCACTCTCTGCCTTTTCAACTCTATGTGGCCCAAACTTTTCCTTTTCAAGATGATTTCAAAGTCGGGAAATCAAGGTGACACTCACATCCTCTTTTTTCTGGCCATCATGATGATGATGTTTTTTGTGCCTTTCTGGCCACTCTCATTGCCAATGTGTGTGAATTTATACCCCTTGTTTTTCAACCATGTGGCAAAGGCCTCTGCCTCCCAATTCTCTTTTGGTACTGTTGCCATACTATCTTGATTTTAGAAAATGAATAATTGCCACACACTGTGCATTGTCACTCTCTCCAATGTGGATCTCACGGCCAAAATGATCATCAAGGAGTTTGTATGCCTCCTTTCTGGTCATCTTGTTGGTTTTCCATAGAGGATCAAATAATGCATGTGTTTCTCTCCTCAAGTTTCTCAACTCCTTGTTGGCCAATGTACCCAATGGCACCTTTGAGTTGTTGTGGCATCCCACATAGGCATCACAATCCTTGCACAAATAGCACTTGTATGATTTGCCAAAGTTCTTGCCATAGATCCTTTTATTATCTCACCACACCGCCTCTTTGCCACAATAAGGGCAAATGACTGGTGGCAATCATGTGGGCAACCCTGTTGGCAATCCAAACACAATTTGCACATTGCTGATCTCTCCAACCTCCTCCATGGTGTCCAATGTTGGCCCTACACTCATTTTTGCAACTGAATTGGTGTAATTATTTTTAAATACACCTTTTTTGTACCTATTTTTTTTGCCCATTGAGTTCAAGTTTAGAAATATAAATTGTCTCTTTTGAGTATTTTGGCCTGCATCCAATGTATGTGATCCAATACCCAATCTCAACACAAATTGTCTCCTGCCCTGTCAATCCATCCCTCCTTGTGCCAATCACCTTGTAAAAATTGATATTCTTGAGGTTTTGGCCCTGTTTGTTTACTTGATCCCAAATGTTTTGTTTTTGGTTGTCATTGAGTGAAAACATATACCTATGGTGAGAAAATAAACTATGTCTTTTTGATCCTTGAGACAATTTTGAGATTGCCACATACACGAAAGTGTGGAGTGTATCAGTAATCAAAAACCAATTCCTCTCCATCCTCAATGTCCCTGTTGGCAACAAATCAAGTTTTCATTGTTTTTGGATCTGATATCACATCCATGTTTGGATCAGTTGAGTGGTTGTATAGACTGCCTGTGCCAAGTAGCAACATGGCATCTCACTTGTCTCAATCAACTCAAAACCAATAATCATTGATCACTGTTTTCTTGAGGATATCAATTTGTGCATTTGGGATTGTGATAAATTCACAAACCTCAATTACATCACCTTTTTTGTACTCCTTATCTGCAAAGACACAACGGCCTTTGATCTCTGTTTGTACTATTATCATACATCATCATGATTATCAAATATACAGATTTCATCCAACAAACCATGTTTGATGGCTTTTTCTGCAATGGCCACTCACTTCACACACTCCTTTCACCAATACTCATACCAATTTATCCTGCTGTTTGTCCTGTTGATAAAATGCTCAATGGCTTTTTTCTGTGAGTCCCATGCATACTGTGATTTTGCATTATCTTTTTTTGGTACCCATTTGGCCTTTGATTTTTTCATCCTCCACAAATGCTTTTCTGTATAACTCTTTGGTGCATTCTGTTTCAAAACATCATAGTGTTTTGCATCACTCTCTGATAATACCCAATAACCTTTTTTTGTTTCCTCTACTGCAACAAGTTTCAGTAATCAAATATGTGTGTTTGTATCACTATTTGAATACTCAAGATAATATCTGTAAAATATCATAAAATGATGTTTAAATGGTAAAAACTTTCTGTACTCTTGGTGCTGGTGCTGGCACACTCTCTGGCACTGGTGGCACCAAAACTGCCTCTGGCTCTATTGTGGCCATTGCCTCAACCTCATCCCTCACCAAATAGATATATTTCAATCTCTCTTTGACTTGGATGTTTTCAACCTTGAGTGTTTTGAAATTCACATCAAAATCACCATCAATATATGTTTGGCCATCCATGTGTTTGATGCTGTCAAATGTCATCTTATTCATCAGTATTATGCCATCAAATGTCTGGCCTGTTGTGAATTTGGCCATGAAATCATCATGATCAATGATCTCTCTCTCTTTTTCCTTTTTCTTGGTTTTTTGATTTTTGGAGTAGACATAGAAAAGGATTATGAAATATCATCATGTGGGATATATCCAACATACGCTGGCATCATCTTGCCAATCAGTTCCTTGAAAGTTTGATCCTTGTGTATTTCATCCACTGCCACTCTCTCCTTGCTCAATATCCTCTCATGTGTGCTGGATTTCACCACATAAAACTTGGCCACTTTCCAATCACCATTGAGGAAATCAAAGATCCTCTTTTGTGGCACTCAATACACTCCATGTTTCATCTTGTTGCCCTGTGCATCCTTTTCCCTGTATAAGAGGCCAAAATTGGCAATCTTATTCAAGATGGTGTACTCTGTGTGAGACAGTTTGAGATCTCTGATGTGTACTGTGTGTTGTGTTTGCCCTGTCTTTTTCTTGATATCAGTGACATGATCCAAGATCTTGCCCAATGCTGGGATGAAATACTTGGAAAAACTCACCTTGAGGTACTTGATTTGAGATCCACAACACTCACACACCTCTGATGGTGATTTGTGTATATCAGTGACATGGCCATCCTCATCAATGGTGATGGATGGTTTGGTGATCATCTTTTCTGATTGCTCATCAATCCACTCTTGGATGTGCAACATGGTATCACCTTGCAAGTATGCATTGTTGTACTGATCCACTATCTCTCTGGCAAGTTGGTATTTATTTTGCATTTTTTATAATTTGAGGAAGTAAAAAAGTTTCTATGTACTCAAGGACATAGTTGATCCATGTGTTGAGTATTTTGATAGTGTTTGGCCTATCTGCTCTGTGCAATGCCACTCAAATTGCCTCTACAAAACTGCCTCCATATATTTCAAAGGCATCTGCAATTGCACCACTGGAAATTTTAGCAATCAATCAATCCTGTGTGGTGATTATCACTCAATCTGACATTATTTGGTGTTCTTTTATCATATTTTTATGGTTATGAGTTATGAAATAAAATTTAAATGTGTTCAACTTCAAGAGTTGTAATGAAAGGCAATGCCTCTGGATCAAGTACACAAATCATTGATCAACTCTGCCCTGTTTTATCCGTGACATACTCACCTTTTGAATTGTACCCTTTGAATTTGACTCTTCACTTTATGAGGTATATGCCTGCATGGCCCACAAGGTACTCATGAAACCACTTTGTTTCTGTTGTCGCTGGTATCAATAAAACACTCATTTTTCCTTTCTGGTACTCATCAAATGCCTTTTTCACAAATCTTGGTTTATCTGTGATGTTGTATGGTGGGTTGACATAGTTTCTTGCCTGCCAATCAATAGTAAGTCAATCAAACTGTATTCTATAATTCCCCCCCCCTCATCAATCGCAAGAGGACAAGGATCAAAAAAGTCCTTTCCTCCAAATATTTCCCTTTTTATCCAATCCAAAATGTAATCTGGTGTTTCCCAATTATCATTTTTTGATCCTGTGATTTCTGCCCTTTGTTTCATAAAAAGAAAAATAAAAATTAAAGTTCAACGGCATCCTCATCTGTAAACTCTGGCACTGGTTTTTGTGCTGGTGCTGGCTCCTCATCCACTGATGCTCACAATAATACCATTTTATAACTGGCTGGTTGCCCCTCACTCATCTTGATGGCACTGCCCAAAAGGTTTGATGTTTTATTGCACCTCTTATGCTCCTTGAGTTTCCATCTGTACTCCTCACGGATTGCTGGCCACCTCTCCTTGTACAATGATTTGCATGCATCAAGGCACTCCTTTACTTTCAGTGCAATTTGCATGGCCTGTGCTGTATCCATAAGTGAGAAATGGTAAAAAATTAAACAACGGCATCCAACTCCTCCTGTATCTTTGAGGTGTAAAACTTCACAAATGATCTCCTCATGTCCACAACCTCTCATCTGGCCTGTTTGTTGTAATCCATGATTGTGTTGGTGTGTCCCTCAATGATCTCTCCTGCAACCCACTCATCTGATACCCTCATCACTCTCACTGTAAACTTTCACTTTCTGCAATGGTCTACATCATAGATTTTGCCAATTTCTGGCTCCACTGCTGTTTTTGTCTCTGCCATAAACGAAAAAATAAAAAAATAAACTATGCCCTTTCAATGATTGCAATGATTTCCTGCAATTTCTCCTCTCACAATGTTTTGAGATCAACCTTGTTGATTTGATACACCATAGATTGCACATTGTATTTGCTCAATAGATGTAATGTACCAACCTTGCCAACCACTCTGTATGCTGGGCCACTCCAACCGCCACCCTCATGGCCTCCAACGGCACGGATCCATCCATTATCATATCACTGCTCACCATAATCACTCCAAAACCTTGTATTTCATGACATGGCCATCTTGCTGGTGACACGCTCAATAACATATTTTGAATATCTGCCATACTGCTCACCAATTACAATGTCTCAAACTTGGAGTTTTGCCATAATTATTTGGTTATTTTGAAACAAATCTTTTCAATCTTGATATCTCCTTTGGTTGGTACAAATATATCAACTGCACACTTTTGTGTTTTGGTTGTGTATGTGTACTGATGTAATACATCTGCAAAGGTTGTTGTGGCAAATATTGCCATCATGATGATGATTGCTGTTTTCATAGTGAAATAATGATAAAAGATAAAATTTAAAACAGTGACTTTATGAGATTGCAAAACGGCTCACTTGGCTCTCTGATCTGGTTTTTTTTACATTCATAGCACCCCTCAAAAGGATCCATTGAAACCAAAACCATCCATCTGCCGTCAATCCATTCAAACTTTTTGTAAAAAGTGTCTGGCATTTTTGACAATGATACCAAAAATTCTGCATCAGATATCCATGAGTAGATACCGCCTGTATTGATTGTATATATCATATTATCTGTAAAACTTGTTTGATATAAACATGGTACGCCATATTTGCTCAAGTCATGCCAAAAAAGGGTGGTTGGTTTCTAAAGTCCTACCATTTACAGTTTTTGAGTACATATATTTTGGCTTTTGAGATCTGAATTGGATCTTTTGTGGCACAAATCTCTTTGCCTTTCGTTTTTTCTCCTGCTCTGCCATAAGGATGGCACGCAAATCAATGGTGTTGTTTTTCATAGGATGGTGTTTTTTAAAATGTAGAAACACCATTGAAACGATCATCAACCGCATTGATGTAATTGATAACATCAAGATCCAACATGTTGCAATATTGAGGTAAAAACTCCCTTTTGATGTATTCTCTGAATACATGATTTTGGACATTCTCACCTTTCTTGCTCTTGTCCCAACCCAACTCATCAATCATGGCATTGAGTACATTGCCAAATAATCTGATGAAATTTTCCTCTGTTGCCACTGTATCATGGCCAATAGCGTTGATCAGTTCTTGGACTGTCTCAACCTTTTGGGCCGTTGTGTACATAACTTTTTGCATGGTAAAGGTATGAAGAAATAAAGATTGTTGTTTGTCGGTTGGCATTGTTGGCCTCTGCTTTATATATTATGAGAGGTGGCCTGCCGTGTTCCGATCTATCAACCCACACAGTATATCACTTAATTTTTGTATTTCAAGTATTTTTATAGTTTTTTTATACTTTCTTTACATTTTCCAAACTGAAAACATCCACTTTTGTGTATTTAAAGAGAAAATGACTTGATTTTATTTCCCTTGTTTTTATACTCTTTTGTGCATGGTATTGTAAATAATAAAAGATTTACAGTATAGAAAAAGAGAGGATCTGAAAAAAGGCGTAAAAACCAAAAATCAAATCCCCTCTTTTTTTTGTATCTATTATCAATCCACTATCAATGTATTATCAATTGATACTACTTTGCCACAAAATACTTGGTGGTGGCCAATCTCCTGTCCTCACCTGCAAACACCACCACATCTGCATTGTACAATACCCTGCTCACCACTCTCTCATTGAGTTTTTGTTGCAACTCATCTTTGGTGAGGTTGGTGGTAAAAATGGTTGGCAATCCTTTCTTGATCCTTTCATCAACAATGAAAGTGAAATCACGCAAATATGCATCTGATACATCAGAAACGCCCAAATCATCATATAAAAGCAAGGCACATTTCAACATCATCTCAAGAGGATAGTTTGTGATCTTATCCATCCAATCCTCATGTTTCCTCAATACCAACATGTTTGATTTCACCATCTGTTTGAAATAGGCATCTGATATACTGTACTTTTTCAAAGGCCACTCCTCATTTTCTCATACTTGAAACTTGGCCATGAGATCATTGGCCGTGTGTGTTTTCCCAACCCCTGTTGGGCCACAAAACACCAAACTCCTCTTGTAATCGTATTTTTTGAGATCAAATTTATCCATTTTATTGTTGGTTAGAAAAAACAAACTCCTTTCTTGCTCCCTGTTTCTCATACTCATTTTTCTGTTGCATCCTGTATTGGGTTGCAAAACCTTGCTCAAACACTCATTGCCATCCACACTCAATGGATCTATCAAAAAAGGTACCAATTTGGATGTTGGTATATCTCTTTGATGCAAACCAATCAGATATTTTTGCAATAAGTTTCTCAATGGCCAATGGTGTCATTGGTTTCTTGAGTTGTTTTCTGCTTTCCACAAACTCAATCATTTTTGCATTCAAAAAAGGATCCTCAATATAGACTGTGAAAGTCCCTTTTTCTATCCATTCTCAAACCTTGATATCAAGATAATCATTGCCTGTCAAAAAGTCCTCCCTTTTATATTTCTTGTTTACTGTTTCTTTTTTTGTATTTCTTTCTTTATTTGTTTCCGTGTTTTCCGTAGACGGAAAATCCGTAGACGGAAAATCCGTCATGGTTTCCTCTTTTGTCCGTTCCGTGTTTTCCGTTATGGTTTCAGTGCCTCATACCTTTATCAAACATACTGATGGAGTATCAAACAAAGTATATTCAATATCCCATTGGCCCCTCTCATTTTTGAATTTTTCCCTATGTAAATACCCATGTTTTTCCAATTCAACCAATCCATTTGTTGTCCCATCTCTGCCATCTTTGGCATCCTGTGCAATCCTATTGACGGCAAAATCCCAATCATCTGGCTTGCTCTGTAAATATCCAAACAGTCCTTTGGCTTTCCATGATATATTTGGATCATTTAAAAGGGCATTTGGGATGATCCCAAACCTGTTGGCAACTTTCAATTTTGGCATGATATTGTAAAGTTATAGAAATAAAAAACCCACAAGAGGTGGCAACAACTTGTGGGATTTGATCAATGCCATTGCTGGCTTTCATTGGCATTTCTGCCCATTTTCAAACTAT